GGAACCTGGGCCGTATAAAGAATACCACTAGAAAACCATAAAGAACCTAGCCAGCCACCGGGTATAGAAGAGATACGCAGATGGTGAGTTACACGCGCAAGCGCGGCACCAAAAAGCCCGGACGGAAAATAAAAGAAAAACGGACGAAAACCCCGGCCAATCCAAAAACACGCCGATAGACAATACCGTAGCACCAACAATGGGCTACCTAAACGAAGGAACCACCCCTATGTGTAAAATCACCCTAGCCGCGAAGAACGCCTCAAACCACAACGGTAGAGACGCAATCGTAGCAATAGCAAACGATCTAACCATCGGCCCTAAAAAGGCCGCAACCCTCGTATCAGCGTATACCACGGAGGCAATCACCATGAGCGACATACAAGCACACCGCGCAGAAACCTGCGACTGCGACAAGCCAGCAACGGAACTCTCCGAAGAGCAAGCCGACGGATACTCCTACGAGAGTTCAAGCGACGGACGCATCAACATCACCAAGCGATCAGACCGCATCATCCCACTATCAGAGTGGCTCGAAGACCTACGACGCGACGGCCTAAACCCAGACGAATACATCACGACACACAAACACTCGGTATGGGGACAGCAATCGACCACCGAAGGCCTCATCACGCTGTACGCAAACTCGTTCAGCGCGGTATCTAAATACCCACGTACAGGTGGAGCAGCACCAGCACCGGCGTGGCCGGTCATCCAGGCCGCAGACCCAGTAAAGGTGATCCTGCCAAAGGGTAAAGTCGAGCGCATCACACGCGATAGCAAATACAAACTCGCAATCAAGGGCGCAGACACCCAGATCGGGTTCCGCATCCTACCAGACGGCACCGCGCAACCCTTCCACGACGAAAAGGCTATGGCAACCTTCGTAGAAACCGTACGCCTATACCAGCCCGAGAAGGTGACCATCCTCGGCGACTTCCTCGACCTAGCAGCACAGGGTCGGTTCTCACAGGAAGCCGGGTTCGCACGGACAACACAGATGGCAATCAACGCAGGGTACCAGTTCCTCGCATCGCTGCGAGCAGCGGCACCGAAGGCGGAAATCATCGTCATCGAAGGAAATCACGACAAGCGCATGCAGAACTTCATCGAAGCAAACGCGCTCGCAGCCTTCGGGTTGAAGCGCGCAGACCTACCGGACACCTGGCCGGTCATGTCGCTGCCATACCTGCTGCGCCTTGACGAACTCAACATCCAGTACGTAGACGCATACCCAGCAGCAACAGACTGGGATAACGACACAACCCGCAACATCCACGGAACCCGCGCAAACAGCAACGGATCCACGATGGCGCAGTACGCAAACCAACTACCACACATCAACACCTGGGCGGGGCACACTCACCGCGCAGAGGTGGTATACAAGACGGTACTAGGCCCTCGCGGAGAAGCGATCGAAAGTTACGCGGCAAACCCAGGCTGCCTATGTCGAGTAGACGGCGCAGTACCAAGCGTCAAGGGCGCAATCAACGCAGAAGGTATCCCTGCCACGATCGTAGAAGACTGGCAGCAGGGCCTCGGCTTCCTATACTACAACGAAACGGAAAGCCTACCACAGGTATATCGCATCCGATCAGGCCGCGTCATCATCGACGGTCGCGTCATCGAGGCGGAGTAACCAACCATGAAGAGAAGAGAGAAACTCACGCCCGATCAGGCGAAACTCGTAGAAGGGCACATCGCCCTAGCGCACAAAGTGGTCAACTCGCACAGACAGTACGACGCACCGGGCAGGGCGAGCAAGGAAGACCTGGTCTCCGAAGCGTACCTAGGCCTGGTAGAAGCAGCGATGACGTGGGAACCAGCCCTCGGCCCGTTCTTGCCATACGCGAAAAAGGTGGTCAAGAATAAACTGATCATCGCAGACCGCAACAGCCGTGGGCAGGTCAAACTATCGACCAACAGCCACATCATCCTCCGCAACATGCGCAGGGCAGCAAACGACGGCACACCGGAAACCCCGCAAGCCATCGCCGCCGCCCTAAACATCAACCAGGCGAAGGTGACCGAACTATGGCAGTACTACATGAACACCTACTCGGTAGCCCTAGACGAACCAACCGACGACAACCCATACGCGGAGCAGGTGGCAGACGAAGGATCCACGGAAGAGACAGTCGAACAGGAAATCATCCGTTCGGACGTGCGACAGGTAGTAGAAAGCCTGCCGCCAAAACTTCGACGCCTAGTCCGATACCGCTTCGGCTTCGAAACAGGGCAGCCCATGCTATCGACCGAAGTGGCCGCCAAACTGGGCCTAAACCGCGCAGAATACGCGAAACTAGAAGAGACAGCCATGACAGCCCTAAACCAGCGCCTGGCCCGTTACGAAGATCCGGACGGAAACTAAAAGAAAAATGGACGAAACCCCCGGCCAATCGAAAAAGACGCCGATAGACAGTACGTATCAGGAACAAGCCTGAAACATAACAGAAAGCAACAGACCCCTATGAATACCACAACCGTAAGCCCAGAACTACAAAAGTGGCGCATGGAGCAGGCAGAAGCCTGGCTATACCTCGCAGCCCAAGCAGAGATCCGCGACGCAAACGGTATCCTGGCAATCGACGCAGAAATGCGCCATCACGCAGCAGCCTGCCGCCTATACGCACACGACTACCTAAACGGTCGCTTCGACAACGAGGCAGGTGCCCGATAATGAAAATCGTACGCGCCCCCCGTCAAGACAGCGGCTTCACACTAGTGCGCAACGACGTACTACGAGACACCCGCCTCTCCTACCGAGCACGCGGCATCCTCGTGTTCATACTATCGCACGTCGATAACTGGCATACAACATCAGACACGATCGCCTCACAGGGCACCGAAGGCAGACAGGCAGTCCAGACAGCCATAGCCGAACTTCGCGCCGCAGGATACATCGAACAGCGCCGCACTCACGACAAAGAAACCGGACGCTGGGGCATGGACACAATCGTGTACGACGCACCGCGCAACGGAAGCCTTGACGCACCAACCAAGGTCAAAAAGGCGACCGACGAATACACCAAGACCGCAGCAAAAATCGTAGCCGAAGTATGGGAACCAGCCGTACGAGGCATCAGCACCCAGCCAGCGGTCGCGGTGGTCAACATCGTAGCAGCATCACTCCGCAACGGAGTACCAGCAACGAAGATCACCAACGGCCTAAAAGCAATCGCAGCGCGCAAACAAACCGTCACAGCAACCAGGCTATCAGAGGTCATCAACGGCATCCCATTCAAGGGACAACTAACCGCAGACCGATACACAGACTGGACAGCCGAAGCAGCAAAAGCAGACCCAATCACCGGCGAAGTCGCCATCTAACCCAAACTACAAGAAAAGGACACAACCCCTCATGATCAAGTCACGTAAAGTACCAGCACTAACCGCAGCCCAGATCAGCCGCCTATTCGAGCGCGTATCGATCGACCCAGCCACCAACTGCCACGTATGGCTCGGGGCTAAAACAACAGACGGATACGGCATCGTAGACCTAACCGGCGCCCGATACCGCGTCCACCGCGTAGCCTACGTCATGGCAAACGGAGAGCACGAACAGGGCCTCGTACTAGACCACCTATGCCGCAACAGGGCCTGCCTAAACCCAGAACACCTCGAAGCAGTAACCAACGCAGAGAACGTAATGCGCGGAGTAGGCCCGGCAGCCCTGAACGCCATGAAAAGCAAGTGCCCGCGCGGACACGCCCTCGTAGAAGAAAACCGCATCACCGACAACGTAGGCACCCATGGGCGCGCATGCCGATCATGCGACAACGCAGCAAGAGGGGCACGCCGCCGTGGACTAACCGGAGAAGCCCGCGAGCGCTACATCCAGAAAGACGCAGACGCACGATACGCAGGATCACTTCGACTAGCAGCAGCAAAAGACATCGCGGAGGTGCTCGCATAATGGCAAAAGCAGGCATCCCAATCTACAAGCACTCCTTCTCGACCACATGCATCAGCGGTAAACGTGGGTACCCAGACAGGGCATCTGCAAAAGCAGCAGCCCGCATGCTCGCCAAATCAGGATACGGAAACATGCGGCCATACAACTGCCAATACTGTGATCACACACACATCGGACACCCAAGAGTAAGATAACCAACCAAAAGCGGAACCCCCGGACGGCAAATCAGCCACCGGGGGTAAAGCCCGTTAGAGAGGTACAATGACAGACCACATCTCCAAAAGACTAGACGACATGGTCAAGGCAGAGCGACTACAAGACCTAGCCTCTGGCACGGGCCGCAAAGCCCGCATAGCAAGGCACACAATCCGCCGCAGAAGCCAGGCAGACGGCTGCCCGCAGGGACACCAGTACACCCCCGAAAACACCCACCTAAACGCCGCAGGGCGCCGCATGTGCCTAACGTGCCTGCGAGACCGCAGGATCTACCCAGACCGCGCAAACGACCGCCTGACCTACAAAGGCCGCGAAGTAATCAACCTAAACGCACCCGACAACAATACAGATAACCCCGTAGAAAGAGACACCCCTCATGACTGAACCGACCCCTACCCCTAACGTAGACAACCTAGTATACGACGTACCAGTAAACGCGATCCGCGAATACCACGCAAACCCACGCGTAGGAAACGTCGCCGCGATCGCAGAAAGCCTAAAAGCAAACGGCCAGTTCCGCCCGATCGTGGTGCGCCGTGACACCCAGGAGATCCTGGCCGGAAACCACACCTGGAAAGCAGCAAAAGCGCTAGGCTGGGAAACCATTAGAGTAACATACGTAGACAATATCACCGACGACCAGGCAAAGCGCATCGTCCTCGCAGACAATCGCTATGGAGAACTCGGCGGGTACGACAACAAGGCGCTAACCGACCTACTCAACAGCCTAGGAACCCTCGACGGCACGGGATACGACGCGGCATACCTAGACGTACTCATGGCAGGCCTGGTTCCAGACGCGCCAGAAGCCCTAACCGACCCAGACGACGTACCAGAAGTACCAGAACTACCGGAAGCCTTCACCAAGCCAGGCGACGTGTGGGTGCTAGGACAACATCGCCTAATCTGCGGAGACGGAACAGACCCAGAGGTGTACAAAGCCCTCACGCTGGGCAAGCAGGTCGACACCGTTATCACAGATCCACCATACAACGTAGCATACGAGGGTGGCGTCAAGACAAAGGGCAAAGACTATCGAAGCAAGTCGCGACAAAATCACGAAATCCAAAATGACGACATGGGCGAAGAGGCCTTTCTAGCCTTCCTAACAAAAGCCTTCGAAAGAATGTACGAAGTTACCAAAGAGGGTGGGCCTATCTACGTTTTCCACAGCGATGTTCACGGGCAATCGTTCAGGAAGGCGTTCGTAGACGCTGGCTATATGCTAAAGCAAATGATGGTCTGGGTAAAGGATCGCCTAGTGCTATCGCGACAAGACTACCACTGGATACACGAGCCAATCATCTACGGCTGGAAGCCGGGGGCCGCTCACTACTGGGAAGGCGGCAGAACCCAGACTACTGTAATCGATGAAAAGCCAGACTTCCGCGAAATGAAAAAGGAAGACCTTCTACAGTTCGTTCTCGGACTATACGACACTACCACGGTGATCAGGGAAGACCGACCAGGTCAGAGTAAAGAGCACCCAACCATGAAGCCAGTAAAACTGGTGGCGCGACTAATGCAAAACAGCAGCCCATATCAGGGGATCGTGCTTGACCCATTCGGCGGAAGCGGATCAACCCTAATCGCCGCACATGGGCTAGGCCGTATCTGCTACACAATCGAACTCGATCCAAGGTACGCAGACGTAATCGCAAAACGTTTTCAGGAGCACACCGGCATCGTGCCAATCCTAGAGGCAACGGGTGAACCTCACGACTTCACCAAGCCAGTACAAAAGAAGAAGGCCTAAAAGATGACCCGGAAACTATTCACCTCCGAAAGCGTAACCTCCGGACACCCAGATAAAATCGCAGACCAAATCAGCGACGCAATCCTAGACGCAATCCTGGCGCAAGACAGCCAGGCGAGGGTCGCAGTGGAAACCATGCTGACCACTGGGCGCATTTTCCTCGCGGGCGAGGTAAAGACAACCGCACAGGTGGACTACGAGGCAATCGCCCGCAGAACCGTACTCAACATCGGCTACGACGACGAAGCAAAGGGAATGAACGGCAACACCTGCGAGGTCATCGTAGCAATAGGTCAGCAATCCCCAGACATCTCCCAGGGAGTAGACAGAGCAGAAGCGCACGAAGTAGATGCGGCACGCCTTGACAGATACAGCCTCCAGGGTGCCGGTGATCAGGGTCTCATGTTCGGATACGCAACCAACGAAACCGCTAACCTTCAACCAATCGCAATCCAACTAGCACACGAACTGGCAGCGCAACTAGAACACGTACGGAAAAACGCCATGATCCCATACCTAGGCCCAGACGGAAAAACCCAGGTGACGGTCGAATACGAAGCCGGACAACCGGTGGGCATCGACACCATCGTCATCTCAACCCAGCACGCAGATGGCATCAACCTCAAAGAAACCCTGACACCAGACATCCACCGACACGTGATCGACGCCGTGCTCGCCGAATACCCAGAACTAGGCAAACCGAAGAACGTGCTCATCAATCCAACCGGACGGTTCGTGATCGGTGGGCCGCATGGAGACGCAGGCCTCACCGGGCGCAAAATCATCGTAGACACATACGGAGGAGCAGCCAGACACGGCGGCGGCGCATTCAGCGGAAAAGACCCATCGAAGGTAGATCGCTCGGCAGCATACGCACTCCGGTGGGTGGCAAAGAACGTGGTCGCCGCAGGGCTGGCAGACAGGGTAGAGATACAGGTAGCATACGCGATCGGCGTGGCAGAGCCAGTGGCGATCTACGTAGACACATACGGTACCGGCACAGTATCAGACGAAACCCTAGCAAGGGCAGTAAGGGAGACCTTCGACCTCCGCCCAGCCGCCATCATCGACCAACTCGAACTCACCAACCCAGAACGCGTCACATATCAACCAACGGCAAAATACGGACACTTCGGAAAGCCGGGCCTGCCATGGGAAACCACGGACAAGGCAGAGCAACTACGGGAGGCAGCAAATGGGGCGTAAAGCAATCATCAACGCAGACAAGATAAAGCGCATCGCAGACTTCATCGCGGCAGGAAACCACCAAAACGTGGCAGCAAAAGCGCACGGAGTGAGCGAAAGCACACACTACGCGTGGCTAAAACGCGGTGAGCAGGAACGACAGCGCCTCGAAACGGTGCCGGGAGCGCGACCAAAAGCCAGCGAAAGCGTATATCTGGAATACCTGGAGGCCATAGAGCGGGCACTCGCAGAAGCAGAAGCGTCCCTAGTCCTCAACATCCGAAAGGCAGCCGCAGAGCCACGTACCTGGCAGGCAGCCGCCTGGATGCTCACTCACGGCGTCGCCCGCGATCGCTGGAAACAGGTACAGCGCACGGAGATCACTGGAGCAGACGGTGGCCCAGTACAGTCGGAGAGCAAGTCGGCATACACCGAGGCGGAGATCATCGCCCTCGCAGACGAAATCCTGGGCATCAAGGAAAACCAGGCAAACCAAGAAAACAAGGTAGACCAGCAGGGAGAACTATCATGAGCGAGCCGCGCGTCAGTTGGACGGAAGCCGAAGAGTACGCAGACGAAGTAACATACCTATCGACACCCGACGACGGGATCGTGATCCACGTAGGCTGGTGGCGCGCCAGGGTAGACAACGCCCGAGAGTTCAACGCCAGCGAGCAGGTGGGTATACTTACGGCAGCGATGATGTTCGACCAGCCACCATCGGGGGGCATCGGAAACCCATCGGGGGACTGCGAATGAAAAAGCCACCAAGCCGCATCAAGTTCGGGCATCGAACCATCCGGGTAGAAACCCACGCGGTAGCAAACGACCCATACCTAGACGAAGCCCTAGGGTACACCCGGTACGAGACAGACCTGATCGTACTCCGCAACGACCTATCGAACGGGGCAGCCCGGGCGACCCTGCTACACGAACTGCTTCACGTGATCATCGAGGCATCGCGCCCGGGACAGGTAAAGCCAGCAAAAGACGATATGGAGCACTGGTTCATAGGCCTGATCGAGAACCCGCTCATTACGGTACTCCAAGACAACCAAGACCTGCTGGCATACCTAATGGCCCGAGACTAAACAGGCAAAAGAAAAGGCCCCCGCCGAAGCAGGGGCCTAAACCTATTCTAGATCAGCCGCGAGCAGCAGCAACATCCGCCCATCTCCACTCTACACCAAGAGCCACGCCGTCAAACAGGGTAGCCCCGAACGAGCGATATCGAGTTAGATGGCCCAAAAGCATCTTCGCCTCCGTCAGCGCATCACCAAGCCAGTCACCAGCATCGATAACGTCAGCGTCCGCAGGCACGTTCTCATAGTCCTCCTCGCGACGATCAAAGCGCTCGCTAACACGGAAGACCAGTTCGCCATCGGCTCCCCAAGCAGCCTGACGACGAACAGCAACAGACCAGTAGCCACGGCCCTCCTCGTTCTCCTGGTAGTCGAGGGTGGCAATCAAAGCCTCGCCGGTCGCGCGATCAAGCATCGCAACTTCGGTAGCCTGGTAGCCGTTAGCAGTATCAATAAAGTGGATCACAATAACCTTCTTTCATAAACGCACCCGACCATCGGGTACGTAGTCTCTATCGGACAGAAAGCAAAGTGGCCTGGACAGGTAGCCAAAAACCCAGCAAAATAGCGGGCTTCGGGCCGGACGGAAAACAGGGTAGCCGGGAAACCAGCACGTCCAGACACCGCAACCCAGAAAACCGACTGCCGGTAATCCGACCGCCGGGAACCTGGGCCGTATAAAGAATACCACTAGAAAACCATAAAGA